AGTAATAGGCGTCTCGTCTGTGATGACTTCCGCCGGCACGCCCGCTGCAACGTAAGCGTTGCGTAGTTTAACGGCTTCCTCTTTATCGACTGCGAATGTAATGCCAAGCTTGCCGGCTGCATATTTCAAGTATGTTTTAACCACATCGCCAACGATTTGATTATCGGCATGCGTGGCCGCGCGCAACTTCGGCATATTGTATTCGCCGGAAGGCCCGACGGGCACGTCAGCGAGCGCAACGTCACTGCCCACGCACACAAGGCGGTAATCAGTTAAAAATCCTCGGTTAATAAGCTGCCGGCCGTACGGGCCGACTACTAACCTATCAACAAAGCCTTCGCCTCCGTCACGGCCAAGCCCTTTGTTATCGGCGCGTAGAGCATGCGCTGTGGGAAGCATCCATCGGGCATTAGGAAATTTAAGCATCTCCTTGCCCCATTTATTCGTCCTTAAAGCGTGATGAGCTTCGTCTATAACCCCAAAACCCACTTGCGAAAACCACTTGTCGTTAGCGTCGTGATTGCGTAACGTGTCCACCCCGGCTACACGTGCCGGCGCTCGCGAGTTGTACGTCGAGTATCCTTGCAAATCGTGCTCAAGCCCGATTATCTGTTGTATTACTTTCTTAGGCGCAATGATGGAGTGCGGCACGTGTTCGCGATTTAATGATAAGGCGGCTTGAGAGACGAGTTCCTGCCTGTGCGCAATTACAACAGACGGGCAATTGAATTTTAGGAGGCTGTCACAAAACAATACTGTTTTACCCCCACCCGTGGGCATAACAGTCATAACCGCTGTGTGCCCTTCGTGATAGTGAGCGAAAGCTTTATTCTGTACGTCTTGCTGGAAATCGTAGAGCATTAAAGTACAATATCCTTCCTTGTTTTATTTCGCAAGCGCTTGACATGGTCGTCAGTCTGACGATATCGTCAGCAGCCACAAATATTTTTATGCTGCACATTTTGGAGTAAAAGTTATGCAATTGATGATAGATATAGCGGTTGAAAAACCGGCAGCCTTACGTCTTTGCGCGCAGTTTTTAACGGATCATGCGCAGTTACGGGAAGCCGAAGAAAGCGGAAAACCTGCCGCACGTGTTGCGCCCCCAGCATTGTCTACGCCCTCAGTGCTGCCGGAACCTGCTGATTTCCACGATGCCGACTTGCAACGCGCACAACAGGATATGAACAACAACGGCCCTTTAGTACCTCCGGCTCCGCTTGCGCCTACTGCGACGGTTCCGGCCACTTCTACAGCGAGCCCGCCCTCGGCCCCTGTTCCTGCGGGAACGCTTGTTCCGGTTGCCCCGCCTGCTATCCCTTTAGTTACGGCCGTCGTGGCCCCTGCCCCACCCACGGCATCCACTACGGCCGCTCCTACTGTTATCACTGCGGCACCTGACGAGTTCGACAGCTCGGGCGTTCCGTTCGATGCGCGTATTCATCAAAAAACCAAGGGTATCAAAAAAGACGGTACTTGGAAGTTGCAAAAGAACATCGCCGACGACCTCGTCGCCAGCGTCATGCAAGAGCTAGCGCCGCGCATTCGCAAGCCTGCCGCCCCTGTCGTGCCAACTGTGCCCGCTGTACCATCTCCGGGAGCGTTCGACCCTTCACTTGTGCCGCCTGCCCCGACAGCACATTACATCAACGGCGTGTTACAACCGCCGGCGATGGGGGCTTCGGCTCCGGTGGTACCCCCAGCGCCGGCCGCCGCACCAACGGCACAGCCTGCACTTGATCCGTTCCGCGCGCTCGTCCGTAAAATCACGGAAGCCAAAGCAGCGGGCCGCATCTCGGTTGAAGAGGTAAGCCAGTGCGTGGCTAACGCCGGCGTGCCTTCGCTGCAATTGCTTAACAACATGCCGCATCTAATCGGCACAGTGGAAGGCAATATCGATATGGTGTTGGCGCTTCGATGAAGCGAGAGGCAACATTAAGCCCGTGTGGGTCGTATCGCTATGATATGACCCGCATTGTAGAGCCGGGCTGTAGGTGTGATCGTTGCATGGTTGCGGTCTATCGCTACGGCCCTGTGCGCAACGATCCTTACCCCTTCGTGTTGTGGGTGTTGTGCAACCCTTCAATCGCAGATGCAGAGATTGACGACCCAACCGAGCGCCGAGGATGGGATTTTACGAATAGGTGGGGCTACTCGAAAATGGTTTTCGTTAACGTAAACCCGTATCGCAGCACTGACCCGAAGCATCAACGCGTACCGGGGCAATTGCATGCCGACCACAACGAGTACTTTATCCTGCATCATGCGTTGCGATCATCGCTAGTTATATGCGCGTGGGGCAATAACGCCCACAAGGGCCTTGCGTATAAAACGCAATGCTTATTACAGACCGCTGTGCCTGAGAAGCTCTACCACATGGGCCTGACGAAGTTGGGCCAACCAAAACACCCGCTTTATTTACCAAAGGAAACACGGCCTCAATTATGGACGCGTTGACATTAGTTGAACCTAACGGCCCGCTTGGTCCGTTTGAATTGCTTAAACAACATAAGGCCCGAACTGGCCCTGTATTACACCTTGCAGACGGTAGATGTATTCGGTTATTGTCCGACACGAGCTTCCAACTGACGGACTCGTCAGGTAAGCACCTGCAATATGGCAGTGTTGAAAATATCGAATATCAACCAAATCTGATTAACGAACATCGGAAACAAAACCCGCGCACAATAGTGAGTTTTAAATGAGCCATGCACGCATAGCACCGTCGAGCCTTGACCTAACCGTGAAGTGTAACGCTTCGGTACAACTTCAAGAGCAAGTGCCGCCACTACCTGAAACCGAAGAGGAAGCCGAAGGCACGTTCGCGCATTGGGTGGCAATGAAATATGCTCAAGGACACGGCCATGATATGCCGGTAGGTTCAAAGTTCACGCACAACCGGCGCGAATGGACCATTGATGCTGACATGGTTGCGGGCGCTGTAATGTACACACGTGCAATCGGCGGCTTTCACAATGACTTGCGCTTAGAGGATGCGGTACGGGCCTCCCGCATCCACCGCGAGCATTGCTGGGGCACACCTGATGCATGGCGCTTTTTCCCTGATGCTCGCGTTGCGTGGTCAGAGTGCCCACCGGAAATCTCGCCTGATATGTTCTCGCGCGGTTTAGTAAAAATATTACGCATCGCGGATTACAAGTATGGGCACCGTTACGTCGAAGTGTTCCGCAACTACCAAACAACCGCCTACGCCGTGGGTGTAATGGAGCGCTTGAACCTTGACGACCTCGACCCTAACCTGTGGATTGAGATGTGTATCATTCAACCTCGATGTTATCAAGCTGAGGGGCCGGTGCGTTGGTGGCGCGTTCAAGCGAGTGACCTGCGCGGCCCAGTAAACATCGCATCCAGCGCAGCCCATGCAGCCCTTGACATTAACCCAATCGCCACAACAAACGACTCTTGCATCGACTGCCGAGCCCGTCATGTGTGCAAAACGAAACAGTATGCAACCGGCGCACTCATTGACTTCTCCACAAGTGGCGAGCTTGTGGAGATGCCGCCCGAAGCTATCGGCACTGAACTTGCTATGGTGCAAGATGCAATCCAACGATTGCAAGCTCGCGAGACTGGACTTGCTGCGCAAGCCGAAGCGTTAATGCGACAGGGCAAGCCTATTTCGTTTTTTCACATGTCGCCCGGTCAATCGCGGCTGACTTACTACGACGATGTAAACGTTGACGAGGTCGTCGGTTTGGGCGATCTACTCAACATTGATTTACGGAAGCCACCCGATAGAAAGGATTTACTTGTCACCCCTGCACAAGCGATCAAACTCGGCGTTGACGAGGTAACTATGAACCACTACGCTCATAGGCCGCGCGCAGCGTTAAAGCTGACTCGCGATAATTCACTCACTGCACGTAAGGTATTCAACCGATGAACGCACCCGCTACACAAAACGCAAACACCATTCTATTTCCGCCCGGCCGTCTCGTTCAAGGCAGCTTGTACGAAGGCCAAGACAAGGACATGCAAGGCGCGCCACTGACGGTTAAGTCAGGGGCCAACGCTGGCAAGCCTACCGTGCGCTACTACTTCGCCGTTGCGATTCAAAAGACGCAAGCGCAATGGTGGCTTGAGGCATGGGGTTCGCAGATTCTTGCAATTGCTAATGCAGCATGGCCGCAAGGTCAGACCGGTTCGCCTAACTTCGCGTGGAAAATTGAAGATGGCGACAGTCAAATCCCAAACCAGAATGGCCGCAAGAACTCCGACCGCGAAGGGCACGCCGGTTGCTGGATTGTAAAATTCAGCTCGATGTTCCCTGCGAAAATATTCGACGCCCAAGGCAACCCGATGTTGCAGCCCGGTCTCGTCAAGCCCGGATTCTGGATTGAGGTGTTAGGCACCGTCGAAGGCAACGGCAACGCTCAAAAGCCCGGCGTGTACGTCAATCACAACATGGTTGCGTTTCGAGCGCCCGACAAGGAAATCCAAAGCGGCCCCGATCCGCGTGCCGTAGGCTTCGGACGTGCCGCGCTGCCTGCCGGTGTGACGGCGGCCCCCGTGGGTGCCGCTGCGTTCCCTGCCGCCGCTCCGGGCGTGCCAGCGAGCCCCACGCCTGCCGGCGTCCCAATGGGTGCCCCAGCGACGCCCACAGGGCCTCCGGCTGCGAACGTGCCCCCAGCCACACCGATGACAGCGCCGACACCTGCCGCAGCGGCTCCGGTGCCCGTATCGCCTTCCCCAAGCTTTATTGCCCCACCAGCGGCGGGCGCAGCACCGGGCGTGCCCACGGCCCCCGCAGCGCCTCCCGCAGCAGCCCTCGACCCATTGGGCGCGCCGGCTGGCTATCGCATGGCAAACCCACAGGGAGGACGTTATGAGGCGTTCCGACAGAACGGGTGGGTGGATGCGGCCATGATCGCCGCAGGGCATATGGTGAGGCTTTGAGGGCATCGTGAACGGTAGGTTGCCGGGGTATCTCTACCCCGGCAGCATGTACCCATACGATCCTGCGTTCGATGACGATATCCCGTTCTAGTTGAGTCCCGCCCCGCTGTTACTCGATGTAAGACTTGTCTACATGGCACGAAACTAACGAGCAACAGCGGGGAGATGGGCGAAGGCTCTATCATGAACACAGTAAAACCATCGCTGATGTGGGCTCCCATTGTCACTGGCCGAAGTGAATGGGTGTGGCATTACGCCATTCGTCGAACTCGAAAAGCAGCAAAAGCCGCTTACCTTGAAGGCTGCCGCTGTGATCCGAAAGCACAGGCAGAATGGTTAAAGGAAGTTCGATTTGTTCGCGTAATTGTCAGTGTTGCCCCCGCTCCAAATAAAAGAAAACCATGACCGATTGGCATCTCGCGCGCGCTGGCACTCAATACGTTGCGGGCATCGGGCTTGCAACAATACTGCCCGACGTGGACTTTGAAACGTACAGTGAAGCGGGCCTTGTGTGGAATCATCTACAACAGAAGTGGGAGTCGCTGCCGGGGTTGTCAGACCAAAATCGCGGCCTCAAAGCGGTAGGTACGCGTAATTACGTCGAGCATCACAGCTTTGAGGTGTTGTCAGTCGCGTGGAATCTCAAAGACGGCAACGGCGTGCAATGGTGGCGGCCTCATCCGTCGATACCTTACAAGTCATACCCACGTTACACGCCACTAGACCGCAATCACTTAAACGGCCATTGGTTGCACCCGTGGCACTTACTCGAACACGTTGCAGCCGGCGGCCAACTCGAAGCGCACAACGTTAACTTTGAATGGGTTGTGTGGAATGTTCATTGCGTGCCGGTGTTAGGCTGGCCCCCGTTTCATTGCGACGACCAAGGCTTGCCGCCCCTATGAAACCATTTACAGACGGAGAGAAGCAGTGATGGAAGATCACAAGTTCATTGAGAAGCGGCCGACTGGCAATTTTCGCACGTACACACCGAACGCCAGTCTTGTTCCTGAGCGTCTTGAACAAGAGTTTTACTGCGTCGATGAATTTGGACGCGGGCGGCTTTGGTTAGAGCCCGAGCCTCCGTACCGCTCACCGAAGACCACACGAGATTCCCAGTCATGAAAGTGCCAAATGTCACTAGAGTGCAGCGCGGAGATTTGCCGAACCGCCCTGTTCGTTGTGCTAGCTGGCATTGCTGTTATCTGCGCGCTGGCCAGTATTGCGATACGCCACAAATCAACAAGGGTAATGGCGATGCAGCTTGCCACCACGAGACCAACAGATCGCTGCTGGCTCGGTTACAACCTCTTGAGGCAGGAGAACCAACATCATGATACTCACCTATGACAACCAGCCAAACAATGACGAGGCTTGGCGCTTTGGTCAGATAGTTCGGATCGTCTCGGAAGATAAAAATTGCGGTGACTATATAGATCGCGGATTGATTCTGTTGCGAGAGCTGCAAGCAAAGGGTTATGGGATTGTGCGCTTACCACGTGAATCTGAGGGTAAGCAGTCATGAGCCAATCTACTCCTAGCGAGTGGGATTTTTTCTGGTATCAATTACGCGTAGATGCGCTTGAACATGAATGGCTTATACATCACGCAAAACCTAAACCTACTAAACCCTCAGACGGCAAATGACCGATCAAGCACATTGCAGCGCCGCGAAGGCTCGCGCGTCCGCATACCCCGGCGCACTTGGCGAACTCGGCGCAGTGTTGAACGTATCGCAACAAAAAGATAAAGCCGGCAGCGATCTAATTCGCAAGCTGACAATGCCGAAGAAACCCACGAAGGCAAATCAGTCGTTGCGCTGGACACCATTCACGGCCGCCGATGACTTCGCGCGGTTCTACGAATACAACAAGCAAGACATCGTGACCGAGGCGCACGTTAGTGCCCGTGTTCCCGATCTAACGCCGCGCGAGCAAGATGTGTGGAAGCTCGACTTGCGCATCAATATGCGCGGCATGCAAGTCGATACCGCAGCGGTCGAAGATTGCATTGTCATCATTGAGCAAGCCGAGTTGCGCTACAACAGCGAGCTGCGTGAAATAACAAACCATGCGGTGCAGAAGTCAACAGAAGTCGCAAAAATGCTCGAATGGATGCGCACGCAAGGCGTTTACCTTTACGAGCTTGACGAAGACACACTTGCCGACGCATTGAAGCGCACCGACTACCCGCCAGCCGTGTTGCGTGTCTTGCGTATCCGGCAAATCCTCGCGTTTGGTAGTTGCAAAAAGTATTACGCGTTTAGATCGCAGACGACAGCGTCGGGTCGGCTTTACGATCAATACACCTATTACGGCGCACACACCTCACTGTGGAACGGTAGAGGCGTGCAGCCTGCCAACTTATACAAGGGCGTTTTTTCAAAACCCGAACAAGTCGAGCACGCGCTCGCAATCATCCGTTGCCGATCTATTGAATTGCTCGAATACGAATACGGCGAGGGGTCCGCGTGGGCGCTCGATCCAAAGAACAACGGCGCGTTAGATGCCCTCGAAGTAGTTGCAAGCTGCCTGCGTTCGATGATCATTGCCAAGCCGGGGCACCGTTTGATGTCTGCGGACTTCACCGCTATACAGGCGGTCGCAACATCTTGCATGGCTAACGAGCAATGGCGTATTGACGTGTTCAGAACCCACGGTAAGATTTACGAAGCGCAAGCCGCATTGCTGACGGGTAAGTCGGTCGAAGAGTACCAAGCGTACAAGAAACAGCACGGCAAGCACCACGACGATCGGCAGCTCGGCAAGCTGGCGGTATTGTCGGCAGACTTCGGCGCGTGGGTGAATGGTTGGAAGCGATTCGGCGCTGACGATCTACTCGGTGATGACGATGCAATCAAAGCCGTGGTATTGAAGACGCGCGACGCTATCCCCAATATTGTCAAGTTTTGGGGTGGCCAAACCATCAATAAGTTTAAGCACGACGAACAGCAACTTTTATTCGGGCTCGAAGGCGCAGCCATATCGGCGATCCTGCAACCCGGTGAATGCTTCAACTCGAACCCCGGCTCGCGCCTTGGGGTTTTGTATCAAGTACATGAAGACGTGTTGTATTGCCGGCCGCCCTCCGGCGGTTTCATTCGCTATCACGCGCCACGCCTGACCCCCTCGCAACGCAACTATGCAAGCCCATGGGAATTCGAGATGAGTTACGAGGGAAGTAACTCGAATGCAACGAAGGGCAAAATAGGTTGGGTGCGAATGTCGCTGTACGGCGGGGTTCAAACACAAAACGTCATCTCCCACATGTGCCGGGAGATTCAAGCCGACGCGTTATTGCGTTTGGAGCGTGCCGGCTATCCAGTCATAATGCACACTCATGACGAACAAGTGTGTGAGATACCGGAGGGGGTCGGCAGCATTGCCGGTTATATGGATTGCGTGCGGCCGCTGCCAGCTTGGGCGGTATGCGAAGACGGCCAACCGTGGCCAATTAAGGTGCCCGACGCTTGGGAAGCACAACGTTTCGGGAAGTGGGAAGACTGAGACGTACGTCACTGGACAACTGACGACCCCGTCAGTTAAGATTGCTCCACACTGAACGAACGGAGCTGCCCGCATGAATACTCGCACATGGTCGCCTTACCAAGTTGACATTTTCGATTTCGTTGAATCCGGCACCGGCAACGCAATTATTAAAGCGGTTGCAGGCTCCGGCAAATCAACGACCGTCGAGGAAGCGGTTAAGCGCACCAAAGGCTCGCACGTCGTATTAGCGTTCAACAAGTCGATTGCGGCAGCCATGAAGGGGCGCGGAGTCAACGGTCGCACGTTCCACTCGTTGACGTATTCGGCGGTGATGCAGTTCAAAAATCAACGTGAAGTTGTAGCGGACAAGTTGCGCATAATCTGCGAGCAAAACTTGCAAGGCTCCGATTTCAAAATGTACGGCACGTTTATTTGTCGTCTTGTCGGTCTCGGTCGTAACGCGGGCATCGGTTGTTTGATCGCAGACACGCAAGACGCTTGGCTGTCGTTGATTGAATATCACGACCTCGAACTCGACAGCGAACGCGCCACACCAGAACGCGCCGCAGAATTGGCAAGCGACTTGCTGCGATGGTCTAACGAATCCCCTCTCGTGGACTTCGACGATTTGCTGTATCTGGCAGTGCGCGAGGGCATCAGCCTGCCGAAATTCGACAATGTGTTTGTTGACGAAGCGCAAGACACCAACGCCATACAGCGCGCTATCATTCGCAAAATCATGAAGCCTTGCAGTCGGCTGTTAGCCGTGGGTGATCCCGCACAGGCGATTTATGGTTTTCGCGGTGCCGATTCCAACTCGCTACAGTTGATTGCTGACGAGTTCGATTGCATCGAGTTGCCGCTTACGGTTTCCTATCGCTGCCCAACGAGCATTGTTGCTTATGCCCACAAGTGGGTGAAACACATCGAGGCCGCACCGGGCGCGCCGGCTGGCGAAGTAAAAGACATTGGGCAGCGTTGGAACGCCAGCACGTTTACAAGTGGCGATCTAGTGGTGTGCCGCACTACCAAGCCGCTTATTTCATTAGTATATCGACTCATTAAGCTACGCGTGCCGGCCAAGATCATGGGCCGTGAAATTGGCGCGGGCCTCGTCTCATTGATCAATCGATTAAACGGTAAGGGCATTGATGGCTTGACCGATAAGTTGTTCACATGGAGCGCTCGCGAACACGAGAAAGCTATTGCCAAGAAACAAGACGCGAAAGCCGAAGCGATCATCGACAAACGCGACTGCATAATGACGCTAATCGACGCACTCGAAGAGAATGACCGCACGGTGCCGGCGCTGTGCCGTTTGATCGAGTCGCTGTTCTCCGATGCCGCTGCGTCTATCACGCTCGCAACCATCCATAAAGCGAAGGGGCTCGAAGGCGAGCGCGTGTTCTGGTTGAACGCGTCGCAGTGCCCGGCTCCGTGGGCTCGTCTTGATTGGCAGCAGCAGCAAGAACGCAACCTATGCTATGTTGCAACCACTCGCGCAAAGACTTCGTTGTTCTTGATGGACGAGCGGATTACCGCAAGAGAGGCCGCATGATCGACGCCGACGACATCGTCAGCTTTCCGCCGCCTGACGAACCGTGCCCACAGATTACCATCGTGTGCGATCATCTTACGGCGGTAGACCTAGCCCGGATTGAGGCGCACCTGTGGGCGCATGGCACCCACGGCGGCTACGACTTCCTTGCCGCTGAATTGCACGGATGCACGCCTGACGAATTGGATATTGTCGCCGGCGAGCTACTCGATAAAATGATTGTGCGGGCCTTAAAGCCGCATGAGATGTCTCCGGCGATGAAGCCGGAGCCGCAGCCGCATGGATGGTACAGACAGTTTGAGAAACGGCGCAGACGGAGCCGGTAGGGTCAAGACTTGCCGTTTTATCTTAACCGATAAGCCATGCGGCCCCATCGGAATACACCGGCACCTTATTGGCCCCTCCCGTAACTACTGCGGTGCCTATGCCGGCCGCCATAGTAGCATTGGCATCGGTTACAAAGGCCCTTGCGCCTGCACCTGAGGTAACTGCGCTGGGTAGAGTAGGCACCGTGTAGACGCCCGTCACGATCGGCGTGCCGGTTTGTGCAAGCGGCGCAGGCGTATCGCCCGGAGCGCGTGCTGTCAACACGCCACCCGAACTGAATACTTGAACCTTTTTAGAATCGGCCATGTCGAGGGCTCCTTTGCGATCAAATGAGAGGCCCGACGGCTACGGGCCGTCGGTGGGTTCCGGCGCTGGTGTTTCGCTTTCCAACGAATTGATTGCGTCGATCAAATTCGCGCGGGAAGTATCCACACCGGCGCGAATAGCGGCAAGCTGTTCGTCGGTGATGCCTTGGCCTGACTCTTGGCCGGCGCGTACTTGATCGGTGATGGACTGCACGCGCTGCGCGAGCAACGATGCAATTTCAAGGGCTGCGATTACGTTTGCGGTGTTCATTGGTGCGACGCCAAGTAGGTTTGTAGAGCGTTGAGGGTGGCGATTGCGGTCGCAAGCTTGTCATTTGCCGCCGCATCTTTTGCGGTGTACAAATCACGTGCGATGTCGAGCGCGTCTCGGACGTTGTCGGCTTGCGCCAATATGTTCTTTGCATCCGGGGCGGTCAGCTTGCGGGCGCGCACAGCGACCGCCGTTACGTCGTAAATAGCGGCCACGGTCGTGTAACCAACGGCAAGCTTATCGTTAAACGACTTCGCCGGGAACGCAGCGCACGCCGTCAAGACGAACGCGAGCAACAACGAAACGACACAGGTAAACAGGTTTGGCAGCTTCACGGGGTTGGCTCCGTAGGGGTTGAGGGTTTCTTGCGCGGGTCGACATCTAGCAACGGCGGGTTTGCCGCTGTCAATGCGTCCGCGCCTTTGCGGGTCATCGTCAGCGGTGCAATTGACGACGTTTGGCGACTGTACATCGCCCACAGGCCCGCGCCAATCGTGACAAGCTGCAACGCATCGGCGCTGTATCCTTGCAACTGTTCGTCGGTGATGCCGAGATGAAACCAGCGAATCAGGATAGATGCGATTTGCGACAAGCCTGCAATGACGCCGGCCACTTGGGCGGGCGACGTGTACCACGGGGCCGGAGGAATCAACGGCTGGGTAGCAGGCACGGGGGTTTGCTGGATGATTTCGCCGGTCATGGTGTAGGCTCCGGTGGGGTTGCGCATTGGATGGTGAGAGTATGCCCTAACTCCCACGGAACAAGACGGTTAAATTGCGTGATGGCTGCCAGCGAGCTTGTAATGCGCCACGCGCAGCGGCCGGGCTGTGGGTCCTGTACTCGCCCTAAGCCTAATGCAATGCAACCTTTGAGCTGGTAGGCCCAGTTGGCGCTATGAATCAACACCGCCGAACGGAACCCCGGCACCGGCCAGTGTGTCACGTCAAGCTCGCGATTCACCAACGCGAACGAATGTGGATGTGCAGGGGTATCATGCAGCACAAGTTCGTAGGTTCCTGCGGGAACGCATGACTTGCCGGGCTCGCCGCCATCTTCGCCCGGATCATTGCCGGCGACCCAAGGGCGTTCGATCGTGTGGAAACGCTGTGTGCCTATCGTGACGAGGCCCAACGTCTCGAACTCAGTAAACGTGTCACGGATTAAAACGATGTTCATGGTCAACCGTGCATGTGAGATAAAGCCCACTGTGCGACCGCGACCACGGTGCCGCCGATTGTGGCCGATCCTGAACACAACGCAAGCAAGACTTTCATGCCGCCTTTGTTCTGATTCATGTGATCATTTAAGACAGCAACAGACGATTCCAACCCACCGATGCGGGATGAAAGCGATCGAACGCTCGCTGTAAGCTCTCCTAACATGAATTGAATGTTATCGTTTTCCATAAAGCGCGCCCATTCTCCAAACCATTAACAAAATTAAAGTGTGCTGCACGTCACGAATTGACAGATTTACTTAGTTCAGTGAATAACACATATTCGCGTTGCTAGTAGATCCGATTACGGATGTGCCCCCATCCCCTAACCCTTTATTTCCACTTGCAGTGAATCCGGTACTGCTTTGGACAATAGGCCCCGTAGATGAACTTGGTTTATTTGTGTAAAAAGTTATGGTTCCGCTAGTGCTAACTCTAAATTGAACCTGTATTTGTACGCCGTTATCAATCACATAGGTTGTACCATCTGCAGCCACAGAATTAGGAGATGCCGCAGCGGGCACCCCTGTTATTGTGAATGAGGTGCTGTTAGAAGTCCCAATTATGCCTCCTACCACAGAGTTCGATAGGCAAACAATATTTCCTGACTTAGAATAGGCCATTTGTCCTGTAGTTGTAGAAGTCATTCCCGTCAACGTTGCTGTAAAAGTCACGGCGGAATTAATAACTCCCAACGTAGTCCAACTCGGTGCCGCGCCGCTGCCGCCCGATGTTAAGACCTGACCGGACGTGCCCGCCCCACTCGTTCCTACAAAATAAGCACCAGTACCGCTTATTCGGAATAAGTCAGTGCTCCCTGAAGCGTTTCGTACATAGAAGGCATTATCTGATGAATTAGTGCCGCCGTTAACCACCAACCCGAATGACGTCCCCGTCCCGGTATTTGCATTAATTCGTTGAGTGTATGCACTAGCTGCCCCATTGACAGTAAGAGCTTCTGTACTAGAGCTGGGGGTGTTTATAGTGACGTTACGGCCTGACGACACCCTCATCCACTGATTCCAACCCCCGTTATATTGCCAAAACTCAGTCTGGCCGCCGGATTGCTGCATCGTGGATACGGTAGTGTTCGTACTGTCGAACAATGTGATATTAGGACCTTGCTGAATCTGGTTCGCAGTTGACCCAGCGCGGTACACGGCTACATCTTCTGCGCCACTAGCCCCGTTATTTCCTGATGTGAACCGTGCCAACCCTGATCCGCTAGAACCTGTAGTTGAGAACGAGATGCCGCTACTCGGAGCGTTGATCGTGACGTTTCCCGCAGTAGAAATCTGAAGGCGATGCGCTACGGCTGTGGCATCATAAAAAGACAAAACACCTGGAGCTAAACTGCCATTTAGCATGTACCACGAACGGGTGCCGGTTTGATTGTCAATCAAGCGTAGTGCCGCCGATCCACCACCGCTTGCCTGTATCGTGAGTCCCTCGGTTGAACCCGACTGATTGACAAGCAGTGCGGTTCCGCTGCTCGGCGCATTGATCGTTACATTTCCGCCGCTTGCGCCCCCAGATATCTCAACTACCGATTTGCTGCGGGTGACGTTGTAAATACCAAAATCATTGACATTTACAGAACCAGCACCGATGCGCCATTGATCTTGCCCACTTGGAGTGAAGAATGCCGGTGCAGATGCGCCGGAGCTAATGGTGTTGACACCTTGATTAGCCCCGGAAAATCTAGCAATGTCCGTACCACTAAACCCGTTGACTGTAAGAGCCTGCCCACTAGTAGGAGCGTTGACTATAACGTTGCCCGTCGTGTTCGCCGTAAGTACATCCGCGCCACGAGTACCATCCCGTAACGAGAACAATCCGGTAGAGGTACCACCAGACGATAGATTCCATAGCTGATTACCGGTGTTTCCATCGCGAAGTTGAATGGTCCCCCCTGCTGAGGAAGCGCCTCTGAATTGCGCTACGGGAGAGCCTGACACTCCGTTAGCAACGAGCGCGATGTTACCGGAAGCAGGAGAATTTATAGTAAGGGGAACGCCGCTACTAGCTGCAAATATATGACTACCGGTCCACGTAGGTGCAATGCCCTGATCCAATGCAGGAGCGCCGTCACTACGCAGGAACGTGCCTGCGCTACCGTTAACTGCTGTCAAGCCGATAGTGGCGGTAGGATTCGCTGACGTGCCGCCGGTTGGTGGCGTCTGGCAAGTGCCATCTCCACGTAAGTAAGTGCCTGAGTTACAAGTGCCGCCCCACAAGCCGGTAACATCGCCCGAGGCCGCCGCAGTAAACGCGCTCGTGCCGTTACCTTTCGCAATACCTGTCAACGTGGCAACACCAGTGCCGCCCGCCGCAGGGTTGAGCGTGCCGGATATCGCAAGAGTGCCCGAGGTTGTGACCGGCGAGCCGGTAACGCTAAAGCCTGACGGAACCGTCAGCGCAACGCTAGTGACGGTGCCAGTGCCTGTAGCAGGCGTCTGGCAACTACCATCGCCGCGCAAGAACGTTGACGAGCTACAAGTGCCCGTCCATGTGGCGATAACATCAGACGAGGCCGCCGCAGTAAACGCGCTCGTGCCGTTGCCCTTGGCAATCCCTGTCAACGTGGCAACACCAGTGCCGCCATGCGCAGCATCGACCGTGGGTAAGTCACCATTGACGATTGTGCGAAGCGATAACGCACCTGTGGTGCCGTCTGGCGTAGCAAGGAAGGAGTTAGCCGTTTGCCCTGTCGCGAAGTTAAGCGTAAGAGTGCCGGTGTTGGTGATCGGCGAGCCTGTTACGCTGAATACTGACGGAGCCGACAACGCCACGCTGTTGACAGTGCCGCCGCCTGCGCCGGGTGGCGTCTGGCAACTACCATCGCCACGCATAAACGTTGTGCTGTTACATGTGCCGCTGAACGTTGCGAGGATGTCCGAAGATACGGCCGCCGTTGTAACGTAGGTAGACGGGTTGCCTTTTAGGATGCCGGCGGCAGGATTGAAATATTGAAACGTCGCACCCAGCGCCGCAACGCTGAAAAGTAATGAACCGATAAACGCGTAAATCTTTTTCATGACACTGGCACCCATACGCCGATGGCCGACGAGTATTTCAAAGTGAGGTTTGCATATTGCGGCAAAGTGATGTCGGCGATCAATCTAAATCGATTGGCCGGCAACGAACTACCGTCGTTCGCTTTTAATGTAAGCAGATTCGCACCATTCAAATTGGTGATGATGACCTGTTGCCCATTGGTGACATTGGTGTGTGATATGCCGGTTAGATCCGCAGCTCCCGTGGTGGGGTTACACTCTAGGAAACCAATACCGCGATCAAGCGCGAAATCACTCGACACGCCCGGAGGCAATACTGCAGTCTGTGCGCCTACCGCGCCTCCTACAGGGCTGTAGGCATACCAGCCAGTTATAACGCTGTCGGGGTCGTTGGTGTTGTTAGCAGCGAAGTTGATAAAGAACAACTCGGGCGTTACTGCGCTTTGCACAATCTGCCCGATACCATAACCGCCGGCCACGCTGACAACGTCGGCGTTGAATTTGTAGCAGCCTCCGGCAGCCATCCACGCGATGTGCGCCGATATCATCTTTAGGATACCGTTCATGTCTTTGCCGTCCGGCGGAATGCCGCCGGCTGTCGGGTCCGTCATGGTCGCAGGCGGGAAGCCAAGATCAAACGATGCCGCGCCCGGTGTTGGCGAAGGCGTTATAGGTATAACGTTCGCATCGCCAACGGCGGCGAACGCTTGCACTAAACTTGGGGGAAATGGTGTAGACATTAACGTAACTCCACCCACGAGGCTATGCCGGACCCGCTGAACTGCGCTTGATATACAGCGCCAGCCGGAACAATTGTAAACAGCGTCCCATCATCAGCGTCATTGGCGATACCTCGGGACACCATGAGGCCGTTGACGTATAAGAATGCGCCACCATTCGCAAAGATATGATATTGCACCGAAACTGCTATCGGTCGGCCTGTAGAATTCACGTAATTGGTGAATCCGGCTCGTGAACCGGTCACGTCTTGCCATGATTGCAAAACGCTGCCCAACATTTGCAATAACGCGTTCGCTGTAGCGTTCGTACCCACAGCCTGCGTAAACGCAGTTGTTGCAACACGCGTGGTGTTGTCTGTCGCACCGGCGATCGTACTCGCGTACAAATAGCCAAGATTGTCACGCTTTGCGATAGTATCCGCAGTTGGTAGCACATCAATCGGCAGTGCTGCCGGCGAATACGTCAGATTAATGTTTGTCGCATCACCATATACTCCCGTGGGTGATGCGAAGCCGCCGGCAGGTATCGTTACGCCCGTTCCGGCCGCCGTTTTCACTGTGACGGTAAACGAACCCGTGCAATTGTTGATAACAAGCCATTCTTGTATGTTGTTGGGCAGTACGACTTGCTGGTTACCAATCAACGCACCACTTAAAACAAGGATGCCTTTTGCAGCCTCTTGCGGCGTTAAGACTCGAACGCCACCAGTCAACCCGGTAATTGCAGTTGAACCGTAGGAATACAACGGCACCCAACCAACGCTTGCAGGGTCGTCGGGGTCGTCAGTATTGCCGGCAGTTAAGTTGTACCAAACGGTTAAACCATCGGTCGAGCCCAATATCGTGCCCACAGCGTAGCCACCAATTGCAACCACGACATCGGCGCTGTATTTGTAAGGCTCGCCACTTTGCGCATAGACCGTATGCGTTGTGATCATGTACAGAATGCCGTTCATATCCGGGCCTAGCATTGGCTTGCCGCCTGCAACAACAGGCGTCATTGTCAGCGGCGGGAAGCCAAGGTCGAACGACGCGCGCTGCGTCGTAACCGGCGCAGCGGGTATGGTGTTGCGAAAGCCCGGCGCGGCGCTGATTGCAAACGCTTCGGGGATAAACTCGGGAGTAGGTGCGCCCATTTTATGGCCTCGTATAAAACACGCCGAAATTGAACGGTAGCGCGCCGCCGTAACCTTGGAACCCAAAGAACGAGTTAAGAGGAATCACAGTAACCGAATAGAACACGCCCGCAGGGTGCGGCATGGCATTCGATTGCGTGAGAATAGCGAACTCCACGGGAGTTAGTGCAAAATTAAAAACGAACTCCATCGCCATATTGCCGAGGTCACGCACGAAGGCGCGGCCCCGGTTGGGGAAGAGATTGCGCAATAACTGATTGATGCCCGGCGCAGTCGTCGATGTGATATTTGCCAACGCCTTAACCAAGATCAACACACGGTAGGCATCGTCCGGCAATTCGTAGCTCGTAGTGACTTCGTTCTCGCGTGCAAACCGGCCGTACGACATGGGCGTCCAGTCGTCGGGATTGCTCGCGTTATCGAAACCGACGATAGGGTCCGCGCCGGGGATTTGCAGTAAGCGCGACACCCCCACGATGCGACCCCATATATCAAGACCGAAACCTACTGCCGTGTTGACGTTCCACACAGCGTTATAGAACGCAGCCATGTTTGCACGCGGATCAATATACTCATTCATGTTTTGAACGAGTTGCACCAACGTCGGCGAGTTGGCGTACTGCGAAATAATGGTGCGTTCTACGTCTATCATGGAGTGAGTACAACCAAGATATTTGCAGGATCAACGGTCGGCGCTTGATCAATGCCGGCAGTGATTGAGTTCAATGCGCCGGGGCCACTCGTGCCGATCAAAATCGACAAGATAGAAACTTCAGGACCGATGCGCGACACCGGGCCTACGAATTTTGACGCAAGAATCAACCCGCCAATGCGAATGCGCGCCGAGCTTTCATCGAGGCCGTTAAACGCCGCAACAATGGCGGCCTTGACGAGCGCATCAATGTTGGATGGTAACGAGGCGCTATCGGTCAGTTCTACGCGAAAGTAGATCGGCAAAGGCGTCGGCCGATTGAACGTGATGTTGTATTGTGGGTAAGGCGGCGTATAACTCGTATCAGAGACCACAACTGTTGTGTTGCCGTTCATGTTGCAACCCAAATCCTTTTTCGTATAGATCGCGTCGCCGATGTCTTGGCCTTCGCCACCAACAACACCCACGTAAACCGAATGCGGTGCAAGCGGGTAGTTAGTTGCGCCGTAGTTGACGACCACGTCAGTAACGTTCTCAGTCACGAACACATCAAGCACGTTGTCGACGTTGAACACTGCGCCGTAAATCGCTTCCTTAGAACCGTGCGCATTCAATGCGACGCTGTTGTAGCGACGGAACTCAAACTCAGCACGAGATTCAACAAGACGCCCCAACACACCGGGCGCTGAGTTGTTGATGGAGTCCCAACCGGGAATGGCACGGTAAATAATGTTGAGCGTATTCGCAGGGCATGGAATGGGGCCGTCGACTACGTTAGCAAAACTTAAGGTGATGTTGCCTGAAACAGGTATCTGACCCCCGTCAATGCACACATAACGGTTACCGCTTGTATCTTGGGCTTGTGCGCCTACAGGGATGATTGTGCCGAAATTACCGATACATTGGCAGGCAACCACGGTGGGCACGCCGGGCGAACGATCTAGGAAGTAAATGCGCGCAATGGCATCTTGCATGAACCCGTCAGCGGTGTCCGGGTCCACTTGGTTGACGAACTCGGCAAACACCGCATTTGCATCAGCCACGATTGCGGCAGTGCTTGATGCAAGTTGACCTTGGGGCGTGTTCAATGCCGGGTTGAGATTGCCGCCAAAGGCTTCGTTGTAGTCTTGCTGGACGCCGGCCAGAATGGCGGCCTCTTGCGGGACTTCGAGCCCTTCGGGCGTAAACACAACAGCGGGAACGTTCGTAGTCATTGCAGCGCTACCGTCAGGGTTTGCCCGTTGTCAGTGGTAAAAGTAACCTGCCCGCTTACGCGGCGGTCTTGAAAGGCTTGGATTGTACACTCTGCTGAGACCACACCGGGCACTGTCAACGCCGCGCCTTGCATGTACTCTTGAAACACAGTGACCGGCGGCGTGTCGCCGAGTATCTGTTGGAAGTAGGGGATTCCGAGCGATGTGTCGTACCACACTTCGCCGAGAAAAGTGCGCAACGCGCTGGCTACATCCTGCGCGAACTCGTAGGGAGCCTCGGCAAACGCGATGTTGCCGGCGGCATCCGTCAGCAAATCCCAATTTGTCAAGTCGAGTAATAGGGTTTTCATGGGTTGGGCGGTGCCGTGTTGCTTCCGCCGGATGCTACCCCACCGTGGGTGTGCGTCGCTACGCTTATCCCATCCGCGAGAACGTCGTCAGCGAATACTGCGCCCGCTGTGCCCACGACGTCGCCGTCTAGGGTGATCGTAGGGGCTTGCAGCTTGATCGCCGTGGGTGACACCACGGTGACCCCCTCAGTGCTGAACTGCACGTATTGGGTAGGCACGCCATTAAGCAGACCGCCGATATACATGCCGTCGGCCAAATTGTACTGACGTGAGCTGCCGGGGTTTGCTTGCCCCTTGGTTTTTTTCACCGCACTGATATCGCGCGAGGCAAACACAGCAATGCCAAGGTCACCCGGCTGGGGGTCCAAAATGACTGCATTAGCGCCACCCTGTAAACGGCTGTAAGGCAGTGAGTAAAGCACGCCATGAGGCACCGCAGTACGATCGCCGGTCATCATGTTGACGAGGGGCTGAACATCCACGAGCCCCGACGCCGCGACGCCCCCAGCGTTGGTGCATTTCACGACCTTGACGATGGTTGCGGTAGCCATGCCCGACATGAGTTGATTCACGATAAACGCAGTCAGCGCGTAATCGCTTGCAACGTTCGGCGGCGTTTGATTTGAGACGGCCATTACACGAGTACCCGCAAACACTGCAATTGAGAGAACCATGAGCCCCGAGGCATGTTGCTTTCAAGGGTGTGAAAGATTGAGTACGGATACCAACGGCCGGTCGCGTTTGGCACGTTGCTTTCAATCTGCAACGCGTAGCCGCATAGAAACGCAGGGTCGAATAGTGCTGTAACTGCCAGCCCTGACCGCTCAAACATTGGATACCCCACGAGGCCCGAAGTAGGCGTGAGCACGACAGCAGGTTCGGAGCCACGCGCACGACCGGCGGCAGTAACCAAAATTTGATCGCCTTGAATGTAAAAATCGCAATTCGCTGCGGCGCACGCTTGTGCAAGTTGATCCCACATCGTCCCCGAAAAATATGGGTTCGATAGAACACCCTCGACACCATCACCAATCGCCAATGTCCAAGGGTCACCCATGATTGCAACCATGTCTTGAATGACCGTGCCGATATCTACTTCATTGGGGTATGAAATAGGATCAGCCGGATTGATCTTTTGAAAGTAGCCAGTAACCGCCAAAATTCTAAACGACACATCAGGCATCCCACGGTAATCGGGCTGTGCTTCAATGATAGTGCCCTTGAACACTTGCACCCAGCCATCGGCTTTACCTGTGTTGTTCGCTTCCAAGATTACAAGATGATCCAACACAATCGGAGGGTTAGCCCATGCGACAGTTAATGCATTCATGTCAACCTGACGCATGCCGTAGATTTGTATATCGGCTTGCGTGGCGAGACGTGCAACTGCTTGAACCTTTGCAGTCATGCGCAGCTTGTCGATTACCAACGTGTTGCTATTGGTGCCGGGGAATACCGCATTAGCCCCGGTCAAGATCAACGTTACGCGTAGTTGTTTTTGTGTGAAGCTGTTCATTCGCCAGCTTCCAAATAAATCAACTGAAAGCGCGAACCGACGCCGCCTAACCCTCTGTAGCTAGGGTTGTCTTCACCTTGCGTATCAATGAACACGAAGTCGCCGACAAACCCTTTGTATGCAGCATCAAGCAATAGCCGCTGACGGTCTCGACAAATTCGCGTTCGCACGATGTACTCGTTATTGAGTAGTAAGTCGAAATAGATATTGGCACCGTTTTGGCGTAAAGCAATTTGCGCAGCCTGACGCGCCAGCGTTATAGCAAGCGTTTGGTTAGGCACCGGCTGCAAAGGAACTTGCATCATGGTGTGAGTTTCCCCACGGTATTGGAAGCAGCCGTTGTCACATCATTTTTTATGTTCGTTATTGCTTGCACAACGCCGCTATTAGTAACCGGCGCAGCCGATGCGCTTTGCGCGTTCTCAGTGACAACCGCAGTCGTGGTGTAGGTCGACGTGACTTGCCGAATCTCTCGGAAATATAAATCAACTTCCGATAGAAAATAAGCACCTTTCGCACCACGTCGCGACACTTCATAGCGCAGCACGTTAACGCCGAGGTAAGTGCGCTCGGGCGTCACGATGTCGTATAAGTCGAGCGTGCCTTGTATGGCTTCGATGCTATCCAAGAATTTTTTGCGAGCCTCTTTAGTGCCGCCTTTATACATGCGCACCATTGTTTCAAATGGGTTTGCTACTTTGTTGTAACTCGCGAATTCACCGGCTTGCACTGGAAAATCGGAAACCGACCACTCATTGCGATAAGTGAACTCGCCGAACGAATCAGGCTCTACAACAGGCTTACGCTTCGCAACGACGACGACCTCGTCTAATTGATTTGGATTGGTGTTGTCCGTCTTCGTATCTTGTGAACCGACAACATTGCTTTTGTAGATCGCCCAGCCGCTTTTGGCAAAAACAGACTTCCACAAGGCCCCGAGCGCAAGGCCGAGGCTTAACACTGGCAGTGCTGCCGTAGGTGACAGCGGCGAGCGTGGAAGCTGAGGCACGCCGGGCAGCTTCGGCACATTCGGGAATGGTGGCTTAGGGATAAGCGCCATCACTGCATGCCCGTTTCAGCTTGAGCGGCTTGCATCTTGCGGCGCGTGGCATCCACGAAATCGGTTGCAATCGCTTCACCGTTCTTGCCGTTAGTTTGCACAGTCACATTCTCGAAAGTGATGTCGCCGCCCTTGTTACCGCCGCGAATGTTCTCGACGTTAGGGGATGGCGTTGCTTGCGCGGCGTAACCAAGCACTTTGCCGGGATAGTCAAGTGTTTCTTGCGCGAGAGGCTTACCGCCGGCCCTACTACGACGCACACGCGATTGACCTGCATTGTAGGATTCAAGCGCCAACGTCCACGCGCCTTGATCGTCTGCATCGCCTTTAGCAACGTGGGCGTCGTGCAACTTGCGCACATACTCGGCTGCGGTGTTGATGTCTGCAAAAGGATTCTGCCCGGCACCGGGGAAGTACTGCGGCATGAGCTGCATCATACCGGTTGCGCCCGATGCATTCTTGGCCATTGGATTAAAGTTGCTCTCGGTTTGCGCGATGCCGGCAAGCATGCCGTCAGGCAAGCCGTACTTTTTCGATGCCTTCGCGAACTGATCCTCATAGGCCGCACGTCCACGTGGGTATGAACGAGCCATCGAGTCGCCTATCGAATCGTGCAGGCTGTCAACAAAACCTTTAACAGCCGTTGTGGCCTCGGTAAACGCTCCCGCCAATGCTTGCGTCACGCCGCCCATGGTCGCATTACCTGCGGCATCCGCTGTGGCTGCAATCGCATTGTTTGCCATTGTGCCCGGCACCGCTTCAACAGCCAATTGTTTGAGCGCCGCAGCATCAAGCGCCTGCGAACGATTGGCCGCGCTTTCTTCCCACTTGGTCGCGAGCGTAACGTCAGAACCGCTAACTTGCCGACGTTGACCTTGGCGCGCGAGTTGGGCCTCGACATCACCCTTTAAAATCGCGTTAGCGATACCCGGATCAAAGCCGGCTTGCATGAGCATCTGATAGGCGTTTGCACGCGAGGTGCCATTACGCATAGCGCCTTGAATGGATTTCTCAGTGTCAAGTACGATGCTCTTAAAATCACGCATGTTGCCGGTTGTATCTTGGAACTGCACACCGAGACGGCCGAGCATGATTAACGAATCGGACATTGAACCGTTGTATGCAAGATCATAAACGGCTTTGGTCAGACCGCTGACGCTCTTGGTTGCGTCTTCGGCTTTGCCGCCGTTCATCTCTGCAATGTTGCCGAAGTTGCGCAGCTCGTTCGCTGCGATTCGATAGTTATCTGAGTCAATGCCCAACTGTCGGATGCTGGTTGACAAATCGGACGTGTACGAAAGGAATTTTTTAACAGCAACCGCAGCCGTGGCGATGCCTGCGACTTTACCTATAAAGCCGGTCCAGTTCCGGCCCATCTCGTCAGTGTTTTTCTTCGTCTCGTTTTTAAACTTGACGCCTTCAGCAGCCGCTTTCTTTTGGCCGTCAGTAAACTCCTTGGGATCTAATCCAAGTTTTACGATGAGGGTGTCAATTACTGTTGTGCTTGCCACGGGTGATGCGCTCGTTGTGCATGTCTACTTTTAGAACTTCGAGCATGTTATACGCATCCTCGACACCGTACACCGTTTGCAACTCTGTAAGGGTTGCAAGGCGAGCCGAAACTAACGTACCGATGACCGGCGGTACGTTCGCGTAACGCACTAGACCGTCGGCGCTTCCGGTAATCGGTCGCCCGATTCCGTAGTCGATGCGTCGACGGTCAGCGAAAAACCCACGTGAAGTTGGATCAACTCGAAACGCAGCTTAAGCCACGTTGCGACCTCGTCAATCTGACAGTTAACGCCGGGGAATATTTCCTGCTCGGGAGGCGCAGGAAGGCCGGGCGGTTGCCAAGTAATGAAAGGCGTCATTTCGTTGAACAGTTCTTGCACATCGCGATGGTCAAGCCCCTGTATTGCGCGAATCGCCACAACAAGCGAGTTGCGCAGCGTGGGCAACATCTCTGCAAAACCCGCAGCGCCGCCGAACAATATCTCCTCGGGCATCTTCGCGCCGGCATTGGCAAGCGCCAACACCAGACGTACGAACCATCGCTCGGCTTGATCCGAGGGCATCTCACGAAGCACGAACGTTTTGCCCTCGTCGCGGCCTTTGTCCGTGATTTTAACGCGTAGCTCTTTGCGTGCCATGCGTTACACCGTGATAGGAGCAGGCGTGGAAGACTCGAACGTCAGCTCGTACACCATCGGTTCCGAGAAGCTTTTGCGCGCCGTGGGCATTGGCGTCAAGCGGCTAAGGAAGCCTTTGACGAGTGCATAAGCTTTACCAAGTGAAGGCGCAGCGACGAACCCGTCAGCAACCAACACATCGCCGAGAACCTTTTGCGCACTGTTCCATGCTTCAAATAAGGCGACGCTTGGACTGTTCGCCATGAGCGATACAGTAAACCGTGTTGGCTGCGGCAGGAAGCCGCCCGACAGTTTGCCGTCTACGCCCATGATAACCTCAGCAGCGTCGACCGCTTCAACACCGAAGGCCGCGTCTTGTGCGTAGCCTTCAACAGTGAAAGGGCCGACAACAATGCCGGCATTGTTGCGAACGGTCAACGTTAGTTTTGCATTCGCGCTTGTGATTGATACGCCCACGGCTTAATACTCCCGAGTTAAATGCGAGTTACTGAACGTCGATCGACGAGAGTTCAATGTTTTGGATGCTGCCGCCGTCCGTATACCACAGCGTCATAGGAGGCGAGCCTCGATTGGCGCGCGTGATTGGGCTGGCGTCTGAAATTTGCAGGTAGTAGCCGGACGTTTGCAGCGTATCCGCAATGTTGGCACCTGCGGCAGTGTTTACCTGCGCACGCTGCGAGTTCGACAAGGTGACGCCGGGCTGTATCACGCCGTTGTTCAATGCGGCTTGAATCGGGTCCAGTGCAGCCGCACGCAACAGGTTGTAACCCGTGGCGTTGTATGGCAGCGAATTGATGCTCGTGAGCAGCTCCATGAATGCGAGTTGCAGTGCGTTGTTCAACCAAATTTGATTGACATAGGCATCAATGAATTTCCACGCGCCCGGCATTACGCCGCGTTGCAAATTCACGAAGCGATCGTTGGCGGTAGCATACGCACCGTAAAAATTCGATTCGTTCGCTTCAAGGTTGAGCGCCTGCGTTGCATCAGTGATATCCGCAACGAGTCCCGCTTGGCCACGATACGCGTAAGACACGCGGCCTTGCGTTTGAAAGTAATCAATTGATGCAGTGATGCCGCAAATCAACGCAGCCTTACGGCCGTTGCCGTCATCGGTCGCGGGTTCATAGATCGGCGTGACACCATCCATGTTCGCAGCTACAACCAAGCCGGGGAATGATGCAGGTGCAGGACCCGCGAGCGGTGCTGCATCCGAATACCAACCAACATACATATAACGATCGTTGGTTGTTTGCACCCATTCGGCAAAGTCAATCATGACATCAAGGTCGGGCTCGAACGTGGTCATGAACGCGGCCCAATTCTGCGTCACATTGACGATTTGAGCCATAGCGCCGGCAGCAGTTGCGATAGCCGAACCTTGCGACAGCACTGCACCGGTTGCCGAGGTGAGCTTAAGACCAGTGGACAACGTGCCCGTTGCAAACGCAATGGTAGAAGCGTCGCCAGTCGTAGCCGAGTGAATCACGAACGCTTTAAGCTGCGAGTCATAAGTGACTGTGGCAGTGCTCGCAGGCGTACCGCCTTGGATGCCGGTTTGAATCAACGCGGCGGCGTTTGAAAAACTTGTCGCGCTCGCAAGGTTAATCGCAAGTGATGTGGAAGACACGCCGTTGACAACAGTAATCAAGTTACCCGACAGGGCTTGCAACTGTGTGAGTGTTACACCGTCGAACGTTGCCGAACGTAAATACGCGCCAACTGCGGCTTCGTTGAACTGCGAAAAATACAACACGCTTGGCAACGCTGTTGCAGTATCGAAACCGTTAAAATAAACAGCAGCAAGGTCGGCTTCGATTGAAGTAGGACCGAAAAAGTTTTGTACACTTTCGACGGTTGCAAAGGCTTGCACGGCGTCGATTGGAACACGTGTGCTGTCAGTCAACATCACGGTATTAAGCGACAGCGGGTTGCCGCCGGCACTCAACACAGACGGGATGACATTCACCAGTTGACTTGCGGGGATTGAATTCATGGCGGATAACTCACGTCTACGTTGATAAGGTCAGCATTTGCCGCGTTTGCAAACTGCATCGGCGTCGTTATTACTGGATTGTATTGCAATTGCGCCTCTACAATCCACCGTTGTTCGTATTGTTCCTCGGCGTTGGTCAGCGGCATGAAGCGTGGCATCTCGGTATAAAGCGGAGCCAAGGTCGGCGCAAGGGAATCGACACCGTATTCATCGCGCAAAACCGTCGACAGCATGACGGCCCAATCAGCAGCCGCCGGACCATAGCAATCTAATTTTACGGTCAATTTAATTGCTTGCTCGATGTTGATCGCAACCGGCGCAGGGTTCGCAGGATTCCAGCGGTCAAGGTTGGTCATGATCCGCGTTTGCAGGTTTGCGGTCATTCCCACGAATCCCGGCACAGGCGGCGGCATCGCAGCGCGATCAACCGGAAGTTGTATCACTGCGACGCCCGCAGGCACCACAGACGTAACGAACGCGCCAAGGGCGGCATATACGTCTTGCTGAGTGATAGAGACGGTTAACGGCATGCTATGGGGGCGGCGGCGAGGGTGGGGAGGCGTCGGTTTGCAGGTTTACGATAAGGTGACACCAATCGGCCCACGTTTCAACGACCTTGACGACTTTCCACACGCGGGACGTTCCCGCAGGAACTTCGGGAAAGTAAAGCAAATCGCCGCCTTGTTGGGTCACTCGCACAACGCCTTGCGTGTTGCCGTACATGTGAACCGAGCGCAACACGCCTTGCAGATTCATGCCTTCGAGGTGTTTTAAATCACGGGCGCTTATTGCTTGCAACTGCAGCGGAACGTTGACGCCGGCAGCATAGCCCGGCACCTGTTTAAACGATGCGTTTGGCGTGTTGCCCGTGGATGCATAGAAAGTGCCCACCACGTCAGGGTTGACGACTTGCACCGCATTGTTCGCGGCCGCGTGAACGTTAATCATCGCCTGAATCCTCGCCGGTCACGACTTGGTAGTCGACCGACCGCAACATAACACCGGTGTCAATCAGCGGTTTGTTAAAACCTTTCTTTGCGACAGTACGCGGCGCATTCGCCGGTGACGACCAGTTGCGGATAGATTGCACAAGCTGACCTTTTACCACTTCGCCCATTAATGACAACGAGCGTTCCCCGTCGTAATTATTTTTGCGCAGGATGTTGCCAAGCGTCACGCCCCATCGCGGGCTTTTCTTCTCGACCATGTCACGGAAAAATGGACGCTCGGGGCTCGTAGCGGTTCCCCATTCGTTCCACGCGGCAACCTGCGCCACGTGTAGCCCGGCTTTCTCATCGTCTACACCTGCGGGATAGGTGGCGCTTGCAAGAAACCCCACACGCACATGCGCGCCTCGGCCGAGCTGTTTCTCTATTTCCTTGAGATGCCGTTCCATCGCTCGGCCGCCTTCAACGCTTGCGGTAATGGCTTTGAATGCCATTTAGCAACAGCCGCCGGGGCCACCATAGCCGGGGCCGTAGAAGCCCGGACCACGACCAATGCAACCATTAAGCGGTGCCGGCACGTAATGAAACGCGCGGTAACCTGCCGTTGCGGTCCAGAACATCACGCCATAGGGTGTTTGTGCGAAATACGCCTCGGACATGCTCATGTCGTTAACGTAGGCAGCAGACACCGACACAGTGCCCTCGCTGGCTTTATCCACACGGCCGACGATGCCCGAGGGTGGCTTGCCATTCTCGCCTTGCAACAGCGCGGCGATGTGAGCAACGAGCATGTAAAGCAAGCGCTCGCGTACAATGCCATCCTTGACGACGCTGCAACACGAGTTGTTCAAAAAAAGCGTTGCGATATCGAAATCAGTCTGCAGCACGGTATTGCTTATTGTTGCAAACGCAGGGTATTGTGCCTTGAACACAGCGGGTTCAAAGACAACAATGCCCCGGGTAACAACAACAGGCGCGCAAGGTGCTACAGACACGTTTGTTTACTCTACAATCTGACGGCCGGCACGTGGGTTTTCAGCTTGCGATTGACGAAACTTGCGCAGCTCTTTTTTATCGACTTCGCCGTTTTCGTTATTGAGCATGCCGCGCGCGACAGGGTCGATAGGCTCCAAGCCGGTTACAACTTCCGCATGTTCCTTTGCAATCGCGCGGGCGCTGGCTTGATCACCATGAATGAAGATTTCCTTGTTGACCACGGCAGGGTGCTTTGCGTTGCGCTTGAACCATTCGGCCATGAACTCGGCTGACACATTCGGCGTCATACCGTACCCGCCAATGATGTGCGAAGCGTTGGCACCTACGATGGTGACACGTACTTTTTCACCATCTTTGTTTTTCAGGTCCAAATGCAAGCCGTTTGGCAGCTTGCAGCCAACAATGACCATATTCGATGCGTTGCTTGTTTCGCTCATGTGAGGGGGTTCCAAGTTGTGAGAAGAGAAAGACCGCCGGCCGTACAAGGCCGACCGACCGCCCACGGAGTAGGCTCTAAGCCCACAGCGTACCCCGCAACGGGAATGCCGTCTAGCGGGCTCGTGTAAATACGCTGGTTCCACTGCGCGCCGCCGGGGATATGCACCAATATACCGGGGGCCGCTGACATCATCGTCAAGTTAAGCCCCTGACGAATCCGCCACGCTCGTGTCGTCTCATCCCAAAACACCCGCCGCCAATCACCCCATTGAATCGCTACGAGGCCGAGCAAGCCTTCGGCAGACATGCGCGCGTTGTAGACCGTACCGTCAGGCTCAGCCCACCCAAAGCGCCCAATTGCGACGCCCCCATTGCCCGCACGGAAGCCCGCCTCAGCACCGGGAACAAGCGACGATGCGCGGTTGTAATA